TTATCTCTCCATCTTATATCATTAATATAGTTATCTACTAAAGAAAAATCATTTTGATACCATGTTTCATTAACAGAACTTGCATCTTTATCTTTGTAATAGTTTCTTAGAGTTTGAACAAATCGTTCATCCTCTGCAAGAAAATCTTTATACAAAGGATCTTTACCATCTAGTTCTCGATTAGCTTTAACTTTTTCATTATATTCAAAAGCTTTTTGTAAAGCTATCTCATTGTTATCTGTTTCTACAGACACTCTGTAAGAACTAGGTAGTTCAACAATAGCATTACCACGACTATCTTTTCGTTCTAAAACTTTAAAACCTTCGTAGTTTGGTTGTGTCATTATTAATTAACCCCCCAACACTACAGATGGAGTATCTTTATCAAATCCTGTTTGAAAAGAATCGTTTGTGTTTTCAAATGTCTCAAGATTACCAAAATCTATACCTTTCTCCTCTACTTTTTGTTGAACCAGTTTATTATCTAAATCACTTTGTATAGAATTAGCTATATTAAGATATGATTTAAGATTAATTGGCTCACCTCTTGCTATAGATGCTATTAATATATCATATTGTTTTGATAATTTATTCAAACTTTTTGTAGCTTCTCTAGCTATTGCTGGATCAGTAGGGTTTGTTAAACCTTTTGAATAAGCGTTCATTCTAGTTTTAAAAAGATCTAAAACTGCATCAGTTGCTACTTTTCTTTTTGTTGCGGCTAGTTGATTTTTTTTTAATTGCAAATCTTCTGCTGTTGACGTTTTTAAAAACTCAAATTTTGTTTTTTGAAAATCTAATTTTTTTTGCTCGTCTTCTCTTTTTAGTGCATCTCTAGCTTTTTGTCTTGTTTCTTGTCGTTCTTCTGCTGCAAGTATAGTAGATTGCTCTCTTTCAAATTTAGCTTGTTCAGCAGCAGCTTGTTTTTTTGCAGCTTCACTTCTATTGTAAGCATTTAAAAATCCTGATGCAAGTGCATACAATGCCATCTTATTTCTCCATGTCCATAAATGATTGTTCTTCTTCTTGTATATCAACTTCTTGATTAAGACCTTCTTCTAATGCTTTAAATCCTTCTGGATTTACTTGGCTCATTAAAGATAATTTATCAACATCTTTTTCATATTCTCTATCTTCTGGAAAGTCAGAGAATATTTTTACAGGTATTTCTTTATCTATAGCCATTTGTAAAATCATTGCAGCGAGAGGAACTTTAGCTATCTCAGCAGCATCAGGAGTAATCTTACCTTGTGAAAAAGCTGCAAGAGCAAGTGTGTTTACAACATCTTCAACAGTTGCACCTATCATTAACATATCAAGAATATCATCTCTTGCTGTTTCATTAGTTGTTAATTTTTCCTCAATAGCATCTACAAAGTCATCTACGTCTGCATACTCTGGAGGTCTATTCCACATCCATTGACCAGTCTCATCTGTTAAAGACTGTAATGGTATAGGTCTTCTAAAAGGATCTTGTGGTATCATGTTGTCATCCTTGCTTTAGCTGCTCTTGTTGGACGTACTTTTCTAACAGCACTACTAGGAACAGGTGTTACAGTATTTCCTTCTGCAAATTTTTGCATAATACTTGCTGTCATAAAACGTGTCCATCTTGATTGAGTTTCACCTGTAAGTCTTTCTATTCTACTTATATCTCTTCTTGCTCCTATCTCTGGTAAATCTCTACCTTTCATTTGAATAAAAGGTTGAGCAGATGCACCATCATCATCATCATCACCCTTACTTGGAAAAAATCCTTCTTTAATTTTTCCAATCGTATCACCTTTTGTAATGGTGTCAATAATTACATCATCAATAGATCCAGGTATAAGACCTTTAGCAAAGTTTCCTATTGAACTAAATAAACTCATTTATATTCTCCTAATCTAATAAGTTAAATATAGCATTTCCTAAACTACTTTGAAAATTATCTTTTACAGCTTGGTTATAGGAATTTATATTTGCATTAATTTGTGTAGACAACATTGCAGCATCATGTGCTCTTTGTGCTCTATTTTCAGAAACATTCATTAAGAAGTTTGCTTCATCTCTATACTGTTGCCACAATCTATTTTGTCCATCTACACTAATACCTAACAATGCTTGTGCATTAGCTTGTTGTGAAGCATTAATATTTGCAGTATTAGCAGTATTAATTGTTCTTCTCCATAAAGCATTAGACTGATTGATAGCTTGTTGTTGAGCTTCAAAAGTACGATCACGTAGATCATTAATACTTGTATTGAATTGTCTCATGGAATTAACTTCATCAACATTAAACTGATTTTGTGCTGCTAATCTATTTACATTATTTTGTTCTACTGTTGTATCAAGTGTATTATAAAATTGTGTGACTTGATTTTCAGACGTTGCATTAAAATTGTTTGCAGCGTTCTGAGCAGCAGCTTCTGAAAATAATTTTTGTGATTGTGTTTGAAAATCTAGTGTGGCTGTTTGCTGTTCATTAGTAAGATTTTGTGTATCAATAGATAAAAAGGCTCTACTATTATTTACTAATGCTGTCATACGTGCATCAAGATTAGCACGATCCATAGAAGCAAAGACAGCAGAATTAGCTAAAGCTGTTTGTTGTTGATTGTTTAAATTTTGTAATTGTATTGTGGAAAATTTATTAGCATCTGCTACAGCAATAGGCATTGCAGACTCTTGTAAGGCTTGTATCATAGCAGCAGAAGCCATTGAAGAATTACCTAAACCACGTTGTTGCATTATTGAGGATACAACTCTTACTGGTCCAGCAGCCCATGGAGGTAACTCACCACCTTCCTCAATACTATTATAAAGCTCTCCTAATTGAAATTGAACTGTACCTCTATTGTCTAACTCTTGTGTTGCAGCTATAGCTAAAGATTGAGGACTTACTTGACCTTGTGCTTGTGCAACATCTACTAATGATTCTGTAGATAATTGTCCTACTGCTGCCTGTGCTGTAGGTAATGTTGCTATCTGTTGTGCTGAAGTTTGTGCTGCTGCTTGAGGAGTAGGTGCAGTTACAGTAAGATCTGTAGTTGGAGCAGTTGTTGCTTGTGTGTCAATAGGTGCAAGTTGTGTAGGAGGTGCAAATAATTCTTGTTGCTGAACTTGTTGTTGAATAGGAGCTACTTGTGTTTCAGGACCAAGACTAAAACCTCCTTCTCCTACTGGACGTTCTCTCAAACCTGCTATAGCTTCTTGTTGTCCTATAACATCTGAGAAACGTCTTTCTAGTATATCTCCACCTTCTTGCATTGTCATAGGTGGTTTTAAAAGTTTTAATCTTGCCATTATAATTTTCCTAATTATCTAATTTATTAAAATCTATTACACGTTCCCAAGCATAACCTGTAGTAATTTCTTCTATCTTTCCATTTGTTTTATCTAAGTATAACATATTCCAATTACCATCAGTTGTATATACCATTGATAAAACAGAACCATTATGTGTAATACCTTTAGAACTGTTAGTGTCTTGTGTCCATCCTGTTCCAGTTAACGGTACACAAAAACTTTCTAATCTTCCTTTAGGTGTTAATAGTAAAGACCATTTACCATCAGAGTTTACAGTAATAACAACTAACAATCCTTCATCTATTCCTCGTTCTGCAATCTTTTCATCAAACGATCTTTCTAAAGAATCTAATACCTGTTGTCTAGGACCGCATAATAACGGATAAGACTTTGCAAGATTAGGGTAAGCTGCAACTATAAGAACAGTTATCCATGCAAATATTAAAAAAGCTGTTATCCTATTCATGCTAATTCAAACCATCCTGTTGCGATATACTTCTCTTCATTGGGTGCTGGAATACCTCTATGTACGTGTGACCATTCTGATGACCATATTAAAGTTCTACCTTTTTTAGCTTGTATTGCTGTTTGTTGTAAAGCAAACTCTGTTTCACCACCTTCTTCTATAGTATTTAAATATGTCATAAATGCTAATACTCTGCTGTTTGTATTTGCGTTACTACGATTTCTTTCACAATGCCAGACTTTATAACCACCACCTTTAGGGTATTTTTGAATATTAAAAATTGGTGATAAAGAAAGTTTAATAACACTTAACATAGGAAATAATTTAATATAATTTTTAATACATTCTTGCAAACAAGTTATGTAGTTTCTTACTTCTGGGTTTTGTAGAGATATAAGTAAACTTTTATCAAAAGAATCTTTTTTATCTTTATCTACTTTTCCTGTTGTTCTTCCCTCTAGTATAGGATAGTTCTTATCTTCTTCAAAAAAAGTTATAAGACCATCACATATTGTTTCATCAATATTAGTCATTCCTATTAAAGAATGAGGAACATCTACTCTTTGCATTACTTACTAGCTTTACGTTCATCAAAAATTTGTTTAGCTGTTTTGTAATCAGATCTTGCAGTAACTAAATTTGTAAAGTCTTTTTTATTAGAAGGTATACCATCTGTAAAACTGTCATCATCTAGTAAAACATCTGTCCAATATGTATGAAATTTTTTCCATGACCTATTTTTCTCTCCGTCTACAGCACCCTCAACCCAACCTTTAATATCTGAAAGGTCATTTTTTAGTAATGTTTGGTCGTCATCTGTAAAAGTGATTGATATTTTATGTGCCATTATTTACTCCTATATTCCTCTATCTTCAGCTTCTTTATCTTTTGCTGCCCTATCTTTATAATCAGACCTAGCAGTAACAAGTTTAATAAAGTCTGTTTTATTACTTGGAATTGTATCTGTAAAACTTGAATCATTAGTAAGTTTATTAGTCCATTCTTTTTTAAATCTTTTCCAACAGTTATCAACTTTTCCTGTTGTTATTTCTAAAACCCACTTATCTATATCTACTAAATGAGATAACATAAGTTTTTCATCTATATCATCAATATCTATTTCTACTGTTAAATTAGCCATGCTTTGCTCCTATCCTATAAGTCTAATATTCATCCAATGGTCAAAAGGACCTGATGTGCTATCTGCTGTTGTGTCCATTTGTGCTGTTCCTCCGCTTTGTTTTATTCTAGGAGGACCGACAGTATCTCCAGCATCTAAATCTCTAAGATAATATGAGAAATAAAAATATACATCAGGATCTCCACCAGCCCAAAGAGGCATTGTAGTTGTATGGTCTACTCTAGTATTTCCCATTACTGTTTCAAGAGCAATCCTACTAGCATCTTTATCGACATTATCAAATCTCATCATTAATTGATATTCATAAGCTCCATCAACAGGTGCAGTAAAAACAAAATTAGAAGTATCATAGTCTGCATTACGATCATATAATTCATGTTCAAAAGGTATATTTTCAAAGCTAGTGCCAATATTAGATAAAGTAGAGGTGCTAATAATAGCATTAAGCATAGGCTGTAAAGGCTCTAAAATAATACCATTTTCATCAAAGGTCATAGAAGTTGTTGTGCCTAAAGTAGACCCCTTGCCTATAGTAAGTTTATCTGTACTATCGTCTAATCCTATATGATAGTCAACAGCATTTCCATCAAACTTAATCATTATATCTTCTTCAGCACCAGTTCCGATAGTAAGTGATGATGTAAAATTTCCATCACTAGGAGCTTGTACTGGTTTACTTCCTAAAAAAGGCATATCATTATCCTATTAAATAACCGCTAAATCCACTATTAATATATAATGAATTACTGTTTTCAATAACATCAGCTTGAGCTGCTCCTGAACCTGTTTTAAAAACACATTTACAGGTATCACCTGCATCCATATCTGTAACAGTATGGCAATACATTATCATATTTGTATCTGCTATACCCCAACTGGCAAGGTCTTGTTTATTTACATAAGTAGCATTACTTGTTACAATTTTATAATTGTCAAAACTTGAAGCAGTATCTAAATTAGTAATTCTCATGGAAAAATTAAATTGATAAGTTCCTGTAACTGGTGCTGTAAAAATATAATTACTATTATCATAATCTGCATTATGGTCACTTACTTCGCCACTAAATGCAATAGTATGGTCTGTATTTGTAGCTAAATTAGTTTGAGCAGTATTAACAAAAGAACCAAAACATGAATTTAATGGTTTTACCATTATCCCATTAGTATCAAAAGTCATTGCAGTAGTAGTACCCAATGCACTACCTTTTCCTATAGTAAGTAAGTCACCACTATCATCTAACCCAATATGATAATCAAGAGTATTACCATCAAAACGTATTTGTATATCTTCAGCAGTACCATCTCCAATAGTTGTTGTTGTAGCTAAAGTAGAGGATGCTGAAGCTGCTGCACTTTCACTTGGATTAAATCCTAAAAACGGCATATCATTATCCTATTAAAAATCCTGAAAAAAATACTTCTTGTCCTGCTCGGTCAACACCACCAGTATCACTTTGAGCTGCACCATCTACAAAGTGAAATTGTAGTTTAGCTGTGTCACCTGAGTCCATTGGACAATCTGCTTGAATTTGAAAAGTCATAAAATCTGGGTCATTAATAGACCAAGAAGCTAAATCACACACATATCTATATGTACCATCTGAAGTAACAAGTTCAAACCTATGACCATTACAAGCAGAATCAAGGTCATTAAACATATATGCTCCAGAAAATCTATACACCCCTGTTACTGGTGCAGTAAAAATATCATTACTATTATCAAAATCTCCATTTTTATCAAACACTTCTGTTCCCATAGATATAGTATGATTGTTACCTGTTGCATAGTTATTAACACCTGATGAGTCCATGTAAGCATTAAAAGCAGGTTGCAATGGTCTTAGTATTATTCCATTCGTATCAAAAGTTTGGCTAGTTGTTGTACCTAATGTAGAACCTTTACCAAAATTTAAAGTATCTCCACTATCATCCATACCTATGTGATAATCAACTGCATTACCATCAAAGGTAATTTTTACATCCTCTTCAGCACCACTACCTAAAACTTGTGTATCAGATAATGTGCTTATATTATCAGTAATATTTGCTGTAGGTTGTTGTGCTCCAATAAACGGCATTTAATTTTTCCTTTAATCTTGTTCATACTAATTCAAACCATCCTGCGGTTATATATTTCTCTTGATTCGGTGATGGAACACCTCTATGTAAATGTGACCACTCACTTGGAAATATAATTGTTCTACCTTTCTTTGCTTTAATTCTTCTTTGTTGTAATGCAAATTCTGTTTCTCCACCAACATCAACATCATTTAAATAAGTGATAAACGACAACACTCGTAAACTTGTTTTTGCATCACTATTCATTCTTTCACAATGCCATGCTTTATATGCACCATCTTTCGGATACTTTTGAATATTAAATGAATCACTTATTCTTACATTTACAAAAGATAAAGTTGGAAAAAGTTTTTTATAATCATTTAAAAATTTATGCAAAATAGTAAGATACTTATAAATTGTTTTATCACTACAATTTGCAGAAATGTTTTTATCAAAAGATTCTTTTATATCCTTAGATGGGTTTTTTTCGTTAGCAGTTACACCTTTAACTGTATGAAACATTGTATCATTTTTGTAAAACTCAAGTAAATCATCACAAATTTTTTCATCTAAATCTGCATACCCAATCAAAGAGTTTGGTGCTTCCAGTTTTTTCATTAATCAAAAGTATGTGTTCCAATAGTGTTACCAGCATCTACCCATCTTAACACTGCACGATAATGTCTATTTTTTGTATTAAGTGGTATATGTTTTTCTTGACCATCAATAATTGCAACTATTCTTTCAACTTTGTTGCCATTCTCATTAGTAGTCTCATATTTATTTGCTTGTGTTACAATCATTTATTTATCCTTACATTTCTGCGTCAGCAATGGCAGCTCCAAACATCAAATCATTTGCGTGACTTGAATCAAGAGATGTATCTTGTATGTGTAATCCAGATATTTCTGACGCATCACTAACGGCTTCTGTCGTTCCATCATTTGCGTTTCTAAATACACCATTAGCCGCACCATTTGGGTAAGTATTAACAACTGTTACCGATGGGTCTACTCTCATTTCTATTGCAAATTTATGGTCAACAAGAAAATCTCCATGGTCGTCACCGATTGTGAAAAAAGAATAACCATTACCTACTCCTGTATTACCAGATTTTGATATATCGTGACCAATACTAGAAAAAAAGTATCGTTGACAATCAGACCATTCTTGTGCAAAAGATTTTCTTTCATAATCACCAGCAATATTTCCTTTTTCTAGCTGTACATCAGTAATATATAGCTTGTCAGCCACATCATTTGTCAGAGTCTGACTCCAAATAAAAACCGCTACATTTGTCGTACTAGAAGTATCTATAGATATACCTTCAACTTTGTACGTTGCAAATGATGTTGTTAAAGATAAACTAGCTGGTGTGTTTTCAAAAGTTAAATTACTTGCTAAAGTAGGATTAGTTGAAGCATCATTCCAAGCATTAATTATATCTGAAGTTGGTGCATCAGCAGTTGAACTCCAAGCTATTACTCCAACCCTTACATCTGCTAATCTAGTGTTGCTTACTTTTGCTTTAAATTGTACAGAAACTGTTTCACCAATAATACTGTGACAATCTTTTGCTTCTATAAACTGAACAATACCAAATTTTTTATCATCAGTTTCAACATCTAGTTCTATTGAATTTAATGAACCTCCGTCTGGTGCTGTTGTACTTCTTGATACATCAACAATATCATTACCATCAGAAACTAAATTCCATCTATCCAAAGTATAACTGTCATCATTATTGTTATATGTTGAAGCAGAAGTTATTGCTGCTCCACCACCTCTTTGATTGACCATCATAGCTCCATTTATTAATAAATTTTTGGAACCAGATGTAACAGCAGAAGAGGGTTCTTTACCTAGATATGGCATTAGGTTATCTCCATAACTGAAACAGCAATATCAGCAGCAGCACTACCAGTTAAACTAAGTGTATCTGTTGTTTCCATTACTAATTTATTTCCTCCCATTACCTCAAGTGTAGAATTTGCAGGTATGGTTGTTGATGTTAATAATTCTACAGCTTGGTTATCTTCGTTATTTGCACCACTTCGATTTGCAGTATCTGAACCTAAAGTTAAGGTTGCTGTAATATCCGAACTTTGAGTATTACCAATCATAATTCCTAAAACAACTGTTGTCGTACTACCAGCAACAGTATAAATTACATCAGCACTTGTTACTCCAGCTTTTGTAATTACCTTAAACGTATTTGCCATTATATATCTCCTATCCTAAAGCAATAGCCATAGCAACTGGGTCTTCTCCTGCTGCATATGTTTTTACATCTGAAGCTGGTATCTGCTTCGTTGTTGTACCATCAATAACTATAAAAGCATCACTATCAGCAATAGTAATTGATGATGTTGATTTAGCAGAACCATCAAGTAAATTTAATTCTCCTGCTGTTGAACCTACATTTGTTCCACCAATATCTAGTGTAGTCATAGAGACTTCACCATTAACTGTTAGTATAGCAGAACCTAATTCTAATAGATCTGTGTCTCCTGAACCACCAATAGTACCACCAGCTTTAATTACTAAGTCATCTTTGACTGTTAATAAACCTGCGGAACTTAATGTTAAAGCATCATTGGTAGAAGCAACACCTATTGTTCCACCATCTTTAATCATAATATCATCTGCAACAGTAAGTAATCCAGCAGAACTTAATGACATTTTTTCTGATGCAGCTTCTGATGCTCCAGTTTTAAAGGATAACTTAGTAGCATTATTAGATGAACTAAAATCACCTTCTGATACAGCTTCAATACCTGCTGCTACTAATATAGCATCTGTGCCTGTACCTTCGTCTGGTGCTTGGAAATCTATTTTACCAATTACATCATTAGCAGCAATGTCAGTTTCACCAGTCTGTAATGTTAATGTCATTGGTGTATCATCACCAGTAGCAGTATTTTTCATTGTAACATTACCAACAGAAGAAATACTCATTTTCTCTGCTGCTGCTTCACTAGCACCTGTTTTAAAACTTAACTTTGTAGCATTGTTATCGGCTGCAAATGTATCTTCTGCTACAGCTTCTATGGCAGCAGCTATAAGAATAGCATCAGTACCACCAGCCTCATCTGGAGCTTGGAAATTAATTGTTCCTAAAGGCTCTCCAACAGTTAAAGCTGTTTCACCAGTTTGTAAAGTTAAAGATACTGGAGTACCATCACCTGTAGCTGTATGTTTAAGAAGTAAACCTGCATCTGCATTATGAATAAGTTTGATTTCACCATCATCACCAAATAATAATTCAGCAGAATCAGAATCTGCAAAGTTAGCATCATCTCCAGCAAATGTCAGTGCTGTTGTTGGTGTACTACCTGATTTTATTACTACTTCACCACCAGAATTTGTAATACTACCAAATGTAGTTCCATCATCTTTAAGAACTATGTCTGCTCCACCAGCATCTAAATTAATATCTGCAACAGAGTCTAATGTTATATCACCAGAGTTACTTGATTGTATTGTAACACCAGTATGACCATCAACAGTTGCTGTTCCAGCCTGTGAATCTACAAGAACATTACCTGAAGATGTTTCTAAACTAACTGCTCCATCACCAGTTGTAATATTATCAGCAGCTATAGCACTAGCTTCAGCACTTACATAAGTATTTAACTGAGAGGCTTCAACATATTTTGTTGTACCACCATCATCTATAAGCAGTTTATCTCCAGCAGCAATAGTAATACTTGTACCATCTGTAGCACCATCTATTTGAATAGCAGCACCACTTACTTTATCTGTTGTACTAATAGTAGCTAGTTTTGAGTCTGCTATTGCAGCACTTGCATTAATATCTGCATTAACAATAACACCACTTGCTATTCCAAAGACACCTGCATTTGTAAGAGTAACATCTCCACTTGGCACAACTGGATTATAATTAGTTCCATCAGCTACCATTATAGCTGTATCTGTATTTGTTCCTAATGTAATATCATCTCCTGAAACTGTTAAGTCACCAGAGATTGTTAAATTACCAGCAGAACTTAGTGACATCTTTTCACTAGCAGCTTCAGAGGCAGCAGTTCTAAAACTTAATTTTGTTGCATTGTTTGAAGAGCTAAAATCTCCTTCAGATACAGCAGCTATTCCAGCAGCAACAAGTATTGCATCCGTACCAGTTGTTTCATCAGGAGCTTGAAAGTCTATACGACCAATAACATCATTAGCAGCTATATCTGTCTCACCTGTTTGAAGAGTTAAGACTATAGGTTTATCATCTCCAGTTGCTGTATGTTTAAAGTTTAATCCTGTATCAGCAACATGAGTAACTGTTACTTCTTGGTCATCACCAAATTTAAGAACAGCACTATCTGAATCTAATAATACATCATCTGTAATTGTAAGGTCATTACCTACTGTTAAGTTACCTGCAACTGCCATAGTTGAGTTAGCAACAGTAGCATTTGGTGTTACAGTTAAATGAGTTACATAAGTACCAGCAGAGTTTATGTCATTACCTAATGTTAATGTACCACCATCTGCAATGTTTAATTTCCATTCATCTCCAGCATCATCACCTTCATCTGCCATTAAAGTGATAGCTAATCCTGCACCTTCAGTAGCAGCTATTTTTAAAGAGTCTGTTGTGGTTTCATCATAACTTATAGCGACATTTGAATCCGAACCAAATATTAATTGTTCATCATCAACAATCATTATATCATCAGAGAACTTAAATTGGTCCTCATCTTCCATCCATGTTAAAACACCATCAGATGTTTCTCCATCAAATGTTACTGCTATATCTGTTCCTGATGCACCATTACCTATTGTAATTGCTGTGCCTAGTAGTTTAGTAACATTACCACCTTCAGCAGATGTTCCATCATGACTATGACCTGTTGAAGCTGCAAAAGCTGTTACGAGTGCAGCAAATTCATTATTAAAGTCAGCAGCATTGATGACTTCTCCATCAACAATTTCTGAGCTACTTTGTCTTGTGTAGGATGCTCCCATTATTGTCTACCTCCGGGTATAAATTCTAATTGATATGAATGTAAAGTAAATGGACTTTGAGCACTATTATGGTCTACTTTAATAGCTAATAAAAATCCAGATCCTTCCACAGTTTGTCGTTGTATTGGTGCTCCACTAGATCCATAAACAGCAGTACCATACGTGGAAGTAGCTCCTCCATAAAGAGCTATACCTCCCGGTGAAGAAAGATCAAAAGGATCTGGTTGGGGTGTACTAGCGGCATCACCATCAAATCTAATCCTCATATCTACATCTATAGTTCCTTCAACTTCATAGTTAACAATAACTCTTTCCATTGATTTTCTAATACCTGCATCACCAAGAGATAAATCAGGAGATCTATAAATAGCTACGACATTTTCACCATCAAAAGTATCTGTTGTACTTTCTTGTTTACGTACATACCCATCATAGCCACCTTCTAAAATAATTTCGTTGCCACTAATAAAACCAGAAGCCATAGCAGAAGGTTTAATTCCTTTTATATCTGCAAATTCAAAACCAATACCACCTTGAGCTGTTCGTTTTAAAACTGCTAATATACCTCTACTATTAAAAACAGAATCTCCATCACTAGGATAAAACAATCTATATTGACTTTTACCTCTAACAATAACAGAAGATATACGTTCTCTTGATGCTACAACATCTTCTATTCTAGGTTGTATAGGTTTAGAAATAGTTCCTAATTCTACATCACCAATTTTTTCAGTACCAGCAATAGTTCTTACACCATCTAATGATAAGAATAATAAGTCACCGCCAAGTTCTTGAACAGAGTGTCCATCAGCACAACCTAATGTTTGTGTTACTGGCTGTACTTGCCAATCTGCAATACTACTACCAATAAGTTTATATATTTTATCAATACCAAAAATATATAAAGTATCACGAAAAACTTTTAATTCTACAACAGAAGTATCTACTCTTATAGAACCTGCACCATTAGCTGCTGAAAAATCTGTTTCTGCAAAAGGAGCAGTAAATACTACTTCTTGTGGATTACTAGACATACCTGCAAAAAACATATGATCTTTAAATACTGCTACAGATGCTGGATCTGATGGTGCTCCTGTTGTAGTAATTAATGTATATGTACTTCCATCATAAGTTGCTGCTTGGTTTACATCATCTACCATTATAAGTTTTTCAGTATTATTAAAATTAAATATATCAAACTTATATCTACCAGCAGATGTTCGTGTTCCTATTGTAGAGTAAGAACCACTACCTACTGAACCAAATCTTACTAAGTTACCTGCTGCTGCAACAACACCACTATTAAATATTTGTAAGCCTAATATTTTTTCATCACCATTAACTTGATTAGTATTCCATTTACTTGTACCACTTAATCTACGATAACCACCTTTAATACTAGGTTCAAAATTTTGTAATTTAACAGCAGCACCGGGAGCAAGAGAAAAATCATCTTTATCGAGAATTAAACCTCCTCCTAATCCAACTGTAACTGGTGATATTAATGATGTATCTGGCATAACTAACCTTGTGGTTTATATCTTTCTTCAATAAAAGCTGTAACTTCTAAATCATTAGCAGCACCTGCTTGTGCTTTTAATATGTCGCCTTCTTCTAAAATAATGTGTGCATCTTCTATTCTTAAAAAATCATCTGCTGCAATACTTTTTGTACTAAGCAAAGAAAAAGTTGCACTTGCAGAAGTATCAGTATATTTTAATGTTGCATCTACTGCACTACTACCATCTACATTAGTAAGAAATATTTCTCTAACAATAGATGTAAAATTAGTAGGTACAGTATAAACATTTGTTAGGTCTGTACTAGATAATGCTACTCCTGCATTTTTTAATCTACCTATCATTTATATAGATCTCATTTGTTCGTCACGATTAATAAGTTCTATTCTCATACGAGCTAAACCTTCAATATATTCTTGATTAGAAAGTTGAGCCATTACTTGATTACCTCGTAAAATATAAGCATAGTATTTAGCTCTACTTACAATAATATCATGGTATCGTGTAGTTAAATCTGGTGTATCTCCATGATCTGAAAGTTCAGTATGCGTTTTCCAATATTCATAAGCAACAGTATAATTACTTCTATCAGGTATTGGACTTAACCCAAACTTACCATCTTGTGTAGAGTATACAAATTTAGGTATACCATAACTTTCAGGATTATTAGCAAGATCATTTTCTCTATAGTTTCTTTGAAAATCTTCATAAGTAATATAAGTTAATCTTTGAGGTTGAATATTTTCATTAATTGTAATATAATCTATATTGCTAGTTGCTGATGCAGATGCTAAAGTTACATATAGTGTAGAAGCTGTAGCTTCAAAAGTTGTTGTATGTACTTCCCCTTCACCTGCATTACTTACAGTAAACTCTTGATTTAATACTTGTGTTCCTCCAGAACTTGTTCCTACTTTTAAACTAACAGTTCCTGTACCTGTCATTCTAAAAGTAGCTCTATAGTTTCTATTTGCAATAAAACTTGTTATAGTTTGTTGTGAAGATGCACCTGCTGTTAATACAAGAAACCCTCCAGATATAGAACCACTTGAATGTGTCCAATTACTATCTGCACTAAATTCATTTGTAGAAACTAATTGTGTAGGTTTTAAAATAAATGTATCATAATCTACATGACGAAAATCAGCAGGTAAAGAATACTCTGCTGTTCCTGCGGTTGTAGCTTGAGTAGTATCTGAATGTAAATAAGACCATTGTAATTCTGCATTATAAATATCATTTATTGATTTATTTATAAAAGTTTTTACAGCAGATTGAATACCTCTACTGCTAGTAAAATTTGAACCATCAGTAGATAATGTTACTTCATTTAAAGCTTCTAAAACTCTATTAGTTAAAACAAGATATGTAGCCATATTAATATGCTTTCATTAAAATAATTTTGGTTCTATTACGTGACAGGCACACATACACGTATCTGCAATTTTAGATTCTAAACAATCATCACAGTTACAATCACAATCATTTAAATCGCAATAATCAGTTTTACAAGATGATGTTGATGTAAGATCCATTAATTTCTTTTAATACCTTTTACGTGCTTTTGACTTTTTGGAGGACTTTTTTTACTACCGCCTTTACCAGACCAAAAAACTTTATTAGCCCAGAAAGCAGCAGACTCTTTCCCTCTAGCAATATTTTTTGCGTGACGAGCTTTAAAAGATTTACGAGCTTCAGGGGAATAGTTATGACCCATTTTTTGATCCCCAAAACGTATGATTTTAATTTTTCCATTTGTTCCTCTTACTGCTACCATTGCTTTTTTTGTTGGATGTGTAGGTGTTCTTTTAGGTTTATTTAATCCTGATAGTTTATTTTTTTTTAATTTATTTTTTTCACTTTCAGATAAAGCCATTTAAGTTCCCCATTTTGTTACTAAGTAATTTTGAATAAGTCCTGATTTTATTAGTAAACTTTTTACTGTTTTATTTTCAGAATTACTTTTTACTACATCCATATTTGTTTTTACTATTTCTTGTAGTGTTTTTAAAATATAACTTTGTTCGTAAGTTATTTTAGATTCAAACCAACCTACAATATTTTGTCTACAACCTTTAGTAACTGGTGTAACTTTGTGAGGATATATTATAGGGAATATTACTACCTCCCCTTTATTAACTGTATATCCTATTTCTCCAGCTTCTGTTTGTAAAACAAACTGTCCACCTTCATAATCATTACTTAAACTAATAGTAAAACCATAATTGTATATCATTTTACTATCAGATGATTGAAAAGAATCTATATGATAATCATAAAAATCATTCACATTATAGTTGTTATAAATTCTATTCTTTATTTTTGTAGGAGCATATATTTTTTCTATTGCTCCTTTTTGTTTAAATAAACTTGTTATATACTCATCTACTTTATTATTAATAACAGTTTCTTTATTTTCTTTTATATTATAAACTTTACTTAACTGTTGTGTTTTTTTACCATCTACAAGTTTTTTATTATTTAACTTACTAAGTATATCTTCTACTTCTTCATTACTAAATATTTTATATATCATTTATTTACCCCACGCTTTCTTTAAATATGTTTGAACTAACGTGGAACTAACAAAAGTATCTTTATCTTTATCTCTTAAATATACATTTACATCATATAAATTTTTTAATATAAATGCTTGTTCATAAGATATATTAGAAGATAACCAACCTAATACATTTTCTCTTGTACCTTTAGTAACTGGTGTAACTCCATGTGGATATATAATTGGAAATATTACAGCTTCACCAGCTTTTAATTGTTTTGACACAGGACCTACATCTGTGTGCATAAAAAAACTACCACCTTCGTAATCATCATTTAAGTTTATAGAAAACCCATAATCAAAAAATACATTATTAGATTTTGGCATTGCTTTAAAAGCATCTACATGAATATCATAGTAGTCATCTTTTTGATATTTGTTATAAAAATTTACTGACACTCTATTAGGACAGTAAACAGAATCTATATAAGAATGGTTATAAAAAATATCAATTAAATATTTTCTTATATGGTCAGGTACAGAAGTTGTTTGTTGATTCTTTTTTACATTGTAAGATTTGTTTAGTGGTTGTGTTACTCCACCATCTTGAAAATGTAATCCTTCAATACCTTCTCTACAATACTTTACATCTTCTTCATCAAGAAGTTTAATAAAAAACATATGTATCTCCGTTAATTGAACTTAGCAAAAAGAGGAGGAGTTTTTAAGGAACTCCTCAAAACCTATATAATACTAAGTACCAGTTGATACTGTAGCAGACTCTACTGGGTTTCTAGAAATATCAGCCATTGCGATATGTGCTCTAAATCTCCAAGCAGTAGTTTTGGATGAACCACCATCAATCACAAGTAGATCAACAGTATCAGCAGTAGTTACAAGAACAGGGTTACTGTCTTGTGCTCCTGATGCAGCCATCAAGAAAGGTACAGCATATCCAGCAGCTTGGTCTGAATCTGCACCATCTACAAACATATCAACGTCACCACCAGTAATACCCACATCATAAGTGATCTGTTCATTACCAGAAGCTTCAAGGTTTTCAATACAACCACCAACAATCATTGTGTCAGCAGGTATATCAAATAGTTGAACTATGTCTCCTTGTTCTAAGTCTGTGTTGTCAACAGCATCATAAACTGGTGATGTTAAAACGTAGACTTTATTAGCACTTGATGGATGTCCGGCTGTTCCTCCACCGCTATGAGTTGCATTATATGTAGCCATTATACATTTCTCCTATCGGTTAAGTGTTAAGATCAGGAACACCGGAGAGAACTCCAGTAAATCCTGTGCCAGAACCACGAAGAACTTTACGACCAAATACGTGTAGTCCACGAACTATGTCAGCAAAGCTATCTGGATCACGAATGATCTCAGTTTTAGCAATAGCTGAAGCAGTTGCGACTGCACTCATATGACCAAAAAGAACATTGGTTTCACCGCTTGTTGAAGAAGGACCAAAAGTTGCTGTAGAAGTAGCACCTGCTGAACCAACTGCAATAGCGTTAGATTGATAAAGTGTGAAGCCATGTACTTTTCTTGCGGTAACATTACCATTCATAAGAGCACTTCCTGCTTCACCAGTAACACTAGCATCCATCAACTTAGCATCAGCTTGTCTGAGAATTTCGTAGAATTGTGGAGGAGCCACGCACCAACGATTTTCTTCAGGAACATCTTGCTCATCAAGTAGACGAGCTGCTGTACTAAGATAGTTTGCACACTCATTACCAGTATTGCATGAAATAGCAGAACTGGCAGCACCTAAGTTAGATGTATCTGTAGTTGCGTTTGAGTTAATGTTACTTAATACGTTGAAGTCATATTGTTTTTTCAAAGCATATGCACCAGAAGAAGTAGCGAGAGCCTCAAAATTTACATGAGACTGTCTTTCTTCTATGTCATCTACTTTAAAGGCAAAGTAGTTACCTTGATCTACAGTCAGAGAAATCTCTGCATCTGTAAGATCTTGAGTATTTACAACCGAACCCCTAGTATAACTAGAAACAGATATTGTAGGTTCTTTAATGATTTTAACTGTATCACCAAAATTCTCAATTTCGCCCGCATAGTCGGTATTAGTAATTGCTTCTGCAACCGAAGATCTGCGGAAAAATTTAAGAACTTTTTGGCTGTAAATAACTGGACTAAAATTGCCATTTGACAGGTTGTCATAACCTGCTGCACTAGCGAAAGCCATGTCATTTTCTCCTTAAAAGTTAAATTATTCTTCCTTCTCGATTTGCTGCGTCAAGTTCTTGTTCTAATTTTTCAAACTCACGAGGCTTTAATCGAGAAATTTCTTGAGTAGTCCAAATCTTCTTTTCATCATCTGTTGTTTTAACGGATGACCTTTTAGTTTTAGTAACAGCTTCTGCTGCACTTTTAGAAGATCTAGGTTGCTTTTTTTGATTGACATTACCAGAATCTAATTTATACAGATCAAGTACCCTAGCAGCCCATTTAGCATCAGTTCGGTTTTTATAAATTCCATCTGCTATAGTAGCAGGTTGTCTATCTAACCAATCTAAAAATTCTGCATCCTTTTTCAATTCAACAAAGTCTGGATGGATAGATAACAATTCCTGTTCAGCAGTTTTGTAAGATGCTTCTTCTTCACGTTGACGTAAAGCAGAAATTCTTTCTTCAAGTTCTACTGCTTTAGCTTCCGCTTGTAGTTTAGAAACAGTTTCCACAACTCCGTAAACATCTGGATAATCCTTTTTAAATTCCTCTATCTCTTCAGGAGACTTTGGCATTTGTTGAAGGACTTGACTTTTTTCAGCTAACTTTTGTTGAGCTTCCAGTAATTCCTTTTGTTGTGTCCACTCATTCTTTTGACGATCATGGTAACTTTTGAGATCAGCGTATCGCTTCTTCCAATCATGATCTTTAGATTTAGCAACCATTCCTTCTGGTGTCTGAGTTTTTTCTATTTCAGAAAGGTCAGATATATCAGGCTCTGGTGCTTCATCAGGTTTGAGAAGATCTTTTTTATATTCACCCTGATATGGGGTATGCTTTGGTTTTTCCTTTTCTGTTGGTTTATTATCAATCATTTTTTATACCTCCTTAGGGACCAAAGTGACAGCTTTGGGTATCCTTTTTGGTGTTAATAAGTAGAGCCGATTAAGGGTTTCTACTCAGAAAGTATTTATAAAACTCTTCATTTCTATGTTTGACTTCTTGGAGTTGTCCATCAGGAGTACGATAAAATCTTTTATACTCCTTCTTAACAGTATCCCAATCATCATCAATGAGAGCCTTTATAAATTTCTTAAATTGTTTTAATCCATAACCAAGATTAAAAGCAAATTCTATTAACATATCCTGTTTAGTTTCAGATAAAGTATGAAATTCTGGAACACATTTTTCCGCAACATTACTTGCAGCTTTTATATCTTCCTCTAATATTTCATCAATCTCTGCATCTGAACAACCATGTAATATGTTAATACAATATACTAATTGATCTTCATTCTCTTCTAAAGTTAATTTATGTCCATAACCTAGTGTAGGTAATCCACCTTCAGGAGAATCATGTGGAAACCATACATCTCCTTCTTTACCTACTTGAGCTGGATTTTCTACTGCTTTTATAAACTCACGCAACATCTTTTATTTGGTCCATAAGGTCTTGAGTTTCTGCATCTACTGGTGCTTCTTGTACATTAGCAGCTTGTTGTTTTTCACCTGCTTCTGCTTCTTGTTGTTTACGATACTCTAATCCTCTACGATTCATTTTTTCTAAATTTTCTAATCCTATAATAGGAACAAGTATTTCAGGTATTACAAACTCACCATTAGATATTTGAATAGGAACTTTTTTTGTAGGATCTACTTTTTTTGGTAAATCATATCCTGCTTCTACTGCTATTGTAATAGCATCTTTAATAATCTGATTTAAATCTTTTACACCAATTAATTCTACAGCATGAGCATTTAATACATAAGAACCTTCAGGTAACTCCATAGGTAAATCATCTGCAACACCAGTTTGTTTTTCTCCATCCATATCATCTACTAAACCTAAAGGACCTAAACCAGCTATATCTAATTGTGTATCAGCTTGTTCTTCCATAGGAGGTTGTGTTTCCATAGGAGGTTGTGTTTCAATTTCACCGCCTTCTTGTTTTTTTTCTCTTGCTTTTTTTGCTGCTTCTATTAATCGTTGTTTATAACGAATCATTTCATCATCAGGTAATAGTTTTGCAGAAAGATCTGGATTAACTTCTGCCAGTTGTTGAAAAGTTTCTTGGTCAAGTTGACTTTGAGGTTTACTATTTAAAGAATCAAAATCTAAAACAGGTGTTATAGGTAAATTAGAATCAACATTACTTAACTCTGTTTTAGCACCATTAAGAATATCAGATATAACACCATAGATAGTTTGATCTTGATTTTGTGTTATCATAGTAGTATTTAAAGCAGAAGGAGTAACAGTAAATCTTGAAGATCTTTTTGTTTCTTTTAGTCTTGTCATTTCATCATTTAATGCCATGTTGTTTCTCTATCTTATAGTTATCCAAGCTGGACTTCACCAGTTCCTTCAGTTGTAGGAGGTTCCCCAGTAAAGTTACTTTCCCCTGCAACTGGCGTATTACCGACTCCGATTGTTCCACCGCCAACGCCTGATGGGTCCATTGGATCTGCTCCTGTAGGTACTGCTGTATTGGCTCCCATGTCTGGGGATTGTTGACTATTGGGAGAAGCTTCTGGGCTGTTTCCTGATGCATTTGCTAAACCTCTTAATATATCTGCAAAAATTGCTGCTTCGTTAGGATCATTAACTAATTGATCTGGATCTATGTCTTGGGATATTGCAAGTTCTTTAATTAAGTTAGGTATTTTAATAAATGGTGCAAGAACAGGATTAACAACAGTCTGTAGTAAAGCTGTTAGTCTTTGACTACGTACTTCTTTCTGCATGATAGCAGATGTTCCTTTAGGTTTAATTTCTAAATCACCAACAATCTCTGCATTAGTGTCATTGAATTGCATATTCCATTGAAAGAACGCTTCACCTAAAGGTTTTAATAAAAAGTCATCTACGTTTTTAATTACAGTTTTAATAGATAATCCTGCGGAATTAAGCAGCATAGATAATCCAGCAGCAGTTCTGCCTGTGCCAGTTACTCCTGTTTGTCCGTGTATAACAGAAGGAATACCTGTTTGTTCGTCTGATAAACGTCTAGCTGTATCAAACATTTGTAAATTTTCTGGTGCAGTATTAGGAAACTTTAATCCATTAACTGCTGTACCACTTTGTCCTGACTGCCTTCTAAATATTTTACCGGGATATACTTCCATATTTTGACCCGGAACTAATTGTGTTTCATCAATATCAAATACCATGTTACCTGCAAGAGCTAAGTTATCAATAGCCATTCTCATATGACCATTCATAAGTAGTTGAGAATCTTCCATGTTCTCTGCAACACCAATACCAAATAATTGATAAGGATTTAATTCGTAAGGAAAACTATAATAGGGTATTCTTGCTGGTACAAAAGGATTTAATACTAAACGTAATACATGACCATTAGAAATCCATGCATTAACTTGTACTGCATCTAGATCATCTATATCTGAAGGTACATCTAGTCCAAACAATCTTGCAAGACTAGCATCTAATGTACCCCAATATTCTAAGATCTCATATCTTTTTTCTGCAAATAAAGGATCATCATCTTCTGTATGAAGAACAGGTTCAAAATATCTTTCTTCATAATTAGGTTCTTCTGTTAGTGCTGCTCGTACTGCTTCTGTATTAAAGTGAGGTCTATTAATTAAAGCACGTAATTGATCTTTACTTAATCTATGTCTTTGTATAATATACTCAGCATCTTCTATAGAAACAGCAGCAGGATCAGGATAAAAATCCCAACAAGATACAGCTTCAATACGTGGAACAACTTTATCATAAGGCTCATATGTTTTACCTTCATCAGTCATTTCCCAATTATGAACAGTTTTATTAAAGTTAAAAGGTCCTTTAATAATACCAGTACCTAATAAACAACATTCAAAAATTGCATGACGAAAGATTGTTGCTGCATTAGTGTCAGTTAATTGATCGTGAATTGTTTTTTCTAAAACTCTTGCACTTTCTTTAGCAGGTTCAATTTGTGGAGCACCAAACTTAGAAACACCTTCTTCTAAATTAGACCCTTTATATTTTTCTGCTAGTCCTGCAAGAAACTCATCTAAGTTATTTCCATCAAATCCTAACTGAGATAAAGGCATATCTTTTAATTCATTAGGTATTTGTTGTTCTTCTGGTAAAGGAAGATGTGCAAATTCAGCCACACCTTCAGGAACTGGTGTGCTGGTAACACTAATAGGAAATTTATTATTAGCAAACAGAATGTCAATAATTTGACCAAAGGCAGCCAAAACTTTAACTTTTGTTATCTTAATAAATACTTTAGATTTTTCTGAGCTACGTAAAGACGTTGTATTATCAGTTATACCCCTATAGTTTTTATAGGATTTTAACCAACGTCTTTCATCAGATAATCTTCCGTTTTCAGCATCAATAAACTTTTGCTTTATGTAGCCTGTTAGACCCGGAGTTTCTTCTGAATCGAGTTCAATAACTTCAGGATCTTCATCACCTATAGCCATACTAATCTTTCGGTTAATTATTTACCTGATGTATTATATAATGAATAATCATCAGCCATTGCAAAAATAGCTTTTTCTTGATTATGTATAGATCCCGGTTTAGTTTTAGCATCTAATGTGTTTGTAAAAGATGTATTAGTTGGACCAACTATGTCGCCTTCTAATCCTTCTCTGTACAATTGTCCATCAGGAATAGGACTCATTTCACCTTGTTTAGATACTGATTGCATTTCATTTTTACCATAAGCTTTACCCATAGGCATTGTAATATCTCCTTATATAGTTCTTGTTGGTTTTCTAAGTGAGGCTAGTCCACCTCTATTCATAGCATATTTTTTGCTATTCATTTGTTTGGCAGGTTTCATTTTAACAGAACCACCTCCCATCATTTCTTTTTTCTTTTTTTTCATACCATACATTACTGATCCCCCTTTGTTCATTCTTTCACGTTCCATGCGTTCTGTAGTTTCTCTATCTCTAACTCTTTCTGCTCTAGTTCGTGTTCTACCGCCACCTATCTTAGCAAATACACCTTCAAGAAAGTCATCAACTTTATTACCTTTCTCACGAAGATCTCCTAGTTTTTTAGCAGTCATTCTACCTACATCTTTTAAAGACATATCAGAAATTTTCTTAGCGGCTGGTTTAATACTTTTTGGCATTGATGCTACAACAGTTTCGTCAAGTTTAGGTTTAACTTTAGTTACTACAGCTTTTGTTGCTTTTATATCTGAAACTCTTGGTTGATCTGCAAAATATGCAGGTTTCTTACCTATATTTTTTCTTAATGAAGGTGGAGAATCTACAGGTTTTACTCTAGTTTTTACTATAGGTTTTATTTTAGGTTTTCGTATAGGTGTTGTTTTTTTAACAACTCCAGTTCTTTTTTTAGAAGCATTACCTACTGCTGCTTTTAATTCTTTTACAGTTATATCTGGTTTACGTCTAATTTGATTTTCTAGTTGTTTAGTAGTCATAGTAGAATTATCACGTTTTATACCACGTAATAATCCTTTTTGTTTTTCAGTAAGTTCAACAGCAGGAGAAGTTTTAGATTTTGTTTTACCTTTTGCTTTTTCATCTTTTAATGAACTTGTTATATCTTTTTCTGCTGCTACTTTTTGTTGTTTTTTTTGTTTTTCTTCTGCAATAATTTCTTTACCTTTTTTTAAAAGGTTTTGTCTTTTTAGCTTTACTTGTGTTTCTTCTTTTTTTCTTATAGCTGCACGAATACGATTTCTATCAGATGCAGTTTTTGATTGTTTAAGAAGCTTTTCTAATTCTGCTAAAGTTTTATTATTTAAATTCATTATTAATCCCTTTAATATCCAAATATTGAATCTTGTACTTCTTCTTTTTGTTGTGCTCCTCTACCATACTGAGGAATAAATGGTCTATTACTTTGTTGTGTCATAAACATATAACGTAATGCATCATATGCGTGATCTTCTGCTTTTGTATCTACATCTTCACTATTGTTTTTACTAAGAGGTAATGTAGGTAATGTTCTAATAATATTTGTACACGTATTAAATATTTTTAATTTAGGTTTATCATCTCTGGTAAGCTGTAATCGTTTGTGTACTTCTTGCTTACCTTGCATCCTATCAGAATTAGATGGAACCCATCTTAATCCTTTTTCTATCATAGATAGGGCAATACTCTTACCCATTCCTAATTTGTTCCAACACGATTTATCCAAAACGGACATATACATTTGAGGATCATCTGATTCTAATTCCATAATGTATTCTGCTAATTCATCTGCTGTTAGTCTATTTTGATACAGCTCTCGATAAATCCAAATACATCCATCCCAATCTATAGCTCCCCATAATACACAGGATGGACTAGAAAATCCATAATCACAAGCTCTTAGTCTAACCCAGTTATAAGGTATCTCTACTGGTTCAATAACATGGTGTTGTTGACTAAACTCACTAAAGGCTGCACCTTCACTAACATTCCAATCCCCATCTAGTAAACGTCTACGTTGTACTTCAGGAAGTGACATTAGCATTGCTTCGTATGTTCCATCTTTAACAAGATAAGGATTATCTGTTAATCTAGCTGGAATAAACTTACGAGCAAATAAAGGTTGCCCTTCTTTCTCATGCCCTTTACTATACGCTAATACTTTACCAGTATCAGTATCTGTAGCCCAGAATGGTTCGTTTGGAGGTGATGGGTCTATGAACATCTTTTTAATCCAATGTCCACCAGATCCACCCGGATTCGCTGTAGCTCTCATATACGTATCTATAGAAGGATCTGTAGTACGTAAACGAGAACGTAAGTAGTTCCAAACGAATGGACTGGGATAGTGTCCTAGCTCATCAATCCCAATCCAAGTAAATGCCATACCTTGATAACGATATACATCATCATCTTGATCGACATAACTAAACAAAGCCGTAGCTCCAGAAGGAAATACCCAAGTCTTTGTTGATTCTTTAAACCTTGCAGAAGGAAAAGCTCTTGGATATATTTGTTTACTTTTATCTATTAACTCTGTTAACTCTGCTAATGTTCTTCTTAACAATAATGCTCTATGGTTTCCATTACTTGCATATCGCAACAAATCCATTAACATTGCGTAAGACTTGCCACCACCTGCTGCACCGCCATATAACACTTCTTTTTCAGGAGCAGCAAGGAAATCATATTGAGGACCTTCATTAGGAGAAAAGATAACTTCACTATCTTTCTCTACCTTTTGTACTCCCTCTTCTACAACTCCTTTAGACTTATGGGTTAACTTATTTTTCTTAGCTTCTAACTTAGCAAGTTCTTTTTTCTTTTTTGAAATATCTCTTGCTGCTTTTTGTTTTGCTTTTGTGGTACTGCTATATTGATACCTTCTTTTTGGTTTTTCTTTATCCATTACGAGGAAGGTTCTTTGTTATCCATTTTACTAAGTGAGGATTATCTCTTAATATTTGTGTCATATAACTTGCCATTACTGCAACTGCTCGTTCTTCTTCTTGATCTTTTTCTTTTAATTGACCTATAGACCAGATTGCATGAAATACTTCATGGAGTAACGTATCAACTAATGCACCGCCTTCTAATCGAGAATCTACTCGTATCTGTGTTTGTAAATAAGTAAAGTCACCGAAGCTATCATTATCACCGGGAACAAAAAATACATCTATATCTATTCCACCTACTTTTATTGTCATAGTAGGTTCTATATCTTGCTTACTCATACCACACTACTTTATAAACATATTTGGATTCTTCTGTAAATACTCTTTAAAAAAAGTATTAAGTTCCTTTAATGATAAATCTTCCGGTACTTTCCTTAATTCTTCCCACAAAACTTCCTCATCTACCTCATCAATTTCATATTTGCTTTTAATGGGCTTAAAGGGCATTTATTCTTCTTGTTATGGTGTTACATTCACCATTGGTTTCTTACTAGGCAAAAGAACAACTCCATGTACTACCTCTGCCTGTACGTTTATTTCCTGTCGTTTAGTAATTCCTATTCTATCTAGTATATCAGCAGCAGCTTTCATTCTAACTTCCATCTGACTACTAGGTAATGTGCCATCAGCATCTAATCCTTCTTGAATACGTTTAGCAGATTTAGGAGCTGACCCTGCTAATGCTGATTTTGTTCTTTCTATGATTTCATTCTTTACAGAATTAATAAGATTGGATCTGGAATTGGGGTGATAGTCTGCAACTTCCATAGCATCTTGAACATTACCTCCGTTTTCAAACAGAGAGTCTAAGAATTTCTCTTGTTTATCTGTTAATGTCTTTTTTGCTACTGCACTCATACCATACCTACTAATTATGGAGAAGGGGAGCTAGGCTCATTTGGAAAAGATGTCTTACGAATAGCATCTACAGAACCCTCCTCCAATTTCATAATTAAAATTATAAGCAGTAGTAGTCTATTTTGCTATATCAATCAAATATTTATGGTCAAATTTGACTATATCTACTAGCTTATGTTTCTATTATACACATTCTGACAGATTTGTCAAGTAAAAAATGCACTATTTTAAAAAAAAATTAAAAAAACTTAAAAAAAGACTTGACAAATCCGTCAGGACTGGTATAATAGATACTTGTATCTTGTTCACCCCTCCAGTACCTTATAGTATACTAATAGGTTGCCATCTGTATAACCTATTGATTCTATTACTTCTTTTTTAATTACCTTTTTTTCACCAAAAAATTGAGCATCAGGGCATATATATGGGGGGCTACCCCTACTGTCCCTAGCATGCCCTTAATTGTCCGTACATTTATATTTATTTTTTTTATTGGTGCAATTTATAACTTATATTATAACTTATATTATAAATAAACTTATAATTAAACTCTTAAATATATTAAAGATAAACTTTAAAGCTTTTTTATAGCTTGTTTTATGCTTGTTATTTATAACCTATCTCTACTGGCATATTCTAATAAATTCAGTAGGTTGTGACATATTTATCACATATAAAGTTTATTGACTCTTTAACGTATACATATATTTACATTTATTAAAAAGTATGATTTAAAGTTAATAACACTTACTTAATTAATTTTTAAATGAAAGGTTTTTAAAATGTCAAATATAACAAACAGAGAATTAAAAGATTTACAAAACAAGTATAATTCAGATATTAATAAAAATTGTAAGTTTCATATATGCGATGCTTCAGGTATTAAAGAAACAAAAACAATAGACTATGATTTGTATAGGTTTACTTCATATGATTCAGATATTGGGAATAAACCTGCTTTTATCTAAAATAAACTTAAATAAACCATTAAAGCCTGCTTTTTAGCAGGTTTTTTTGTATCTAAAGTATGTATAAGTTATTGATATTAAAAGAAATAAAAAAAAGTTTAAAAATTATGTTTTTTTTTCTTGTGTTTCAAAATCACCTATGTATAATAGAGGGTATTATGACAAAGAAATATACTAAAAAACAAAGACACTCTCATAAGAGAAAAGCTAAAGTTAACAAGGTTAAAAAATGCAAAGCTATTGAAGCTGAAAAGAAAAGAGAAGTTAATCAAAAGAATATAAATTATTTAAATTGGTTAGCTAAGTATAATAATGTAGCTCAAGTAAATTATAACAATTTAGTAGCAAAGGGTAAATGGAAGAATAGAATAGGTACTATATACTATAATTTAAATACATAGTATTAATAACATAACCATAAGAGGCAACGATTAAGTTACGTAAGCTCATTGGAAGCCAATAGGTGAGGCATGTAGTCTAGCTATTAGATATGCTAGTTATTCTCATAGCATTGTAGACTTTGCATGATGTAAGACCTACGGAAGAGTAGGCAAGTAACCTATTGGCTCCCAATGGGTTTTTTTTGTTTGAAAGTGAGGACTAAATGTTACAGATAAGTTATAAAAGTATTTTTATTTTTGTAACAGGGGTTAGTGTTGGACTGTGGATACCATTACTCCTGAATTTATTATCATGGTATATTTGAAAGTGAGGACTAATGGATTTATGTGAATTAAGCTACTATTCTCATAGGGAAAAACTTGTAGGAAAAATAGTTTATAATTTAGATAAAGTACCTCAACATTATTGTGATGCAATATTTGAGATACCTAAGTATTATTCACTATTTACAAGAAAGCCTGATAGATTATTATCTATTGGTCTTGATGCCAAGACTGTTAAAAATGAGAAAGTAGGAGTTATAACAGGGATACAGTATCTTCTACCTAGTGATAGGAGTGGTACACAAACTTGTGCTATGGCATTAATGGCAGGTTGCCATAAGCCATGTTTACGTTCCGCAGGTAGAGGTAGGTTTCAATCTGTAGAAATGGGTAGATTAAGAAAAACTTTGTTTTATTATCAATACCTAAGTGAGTATAAAATACTACTTGAAAAAGAAATTATGAGAGTAGTAAGAAAGGCTGAAAAAGAGAATTGTATGCCATCTATAAGGTTAAATGGTACAAGTGATATTAGGTGGGAATTAGTAGTCTGGGATATTATGGTAAAATATTCTAAGGAGTATGGTGTTAAATGGTATGATTACACTAAAATTGCTAATAGAATGATACCTGATAGCAATATCTATCACTTAACTTTTTCCTATAGTGGTAAAAAAGGTTATAAAAAATATGTAGATCAAGCTATAAGTAGAGGTATGAATATTGCTATGGTAGTGCAAGGTGAGATACCCAATAATACAAAATTCTTACCTAAGAAATATTCTTGGTTAGATGGTGATAAGTATGATGCTAGGTTTTTAGATGGTGAATATAAATGGGTGCATTTAAAAGCCAAAGGTGATGCTAAAAAAGATACAGGAGATTTTGTAGTAAGATTAGTAGCTTAGTAATGTAGTATAACTTTAACTTTAAACTAATGAGGATTAGAACAATGATTAATGAATTAGTATTAAAAATAATACCTGATGTATATAGAGTAAGAAAACATAAGAAAGCATTGAATATTTATAAAACTAAGAATGGTATTGTAATTAACTTAGGAAAAGTTTATATATATTACAATACAGGTGAGCCGTTTCACTTTAAAGCAACAAGGATTACAGATATTAAAGGTGAGGAATGGGTAGAAAAAAGATACTTTCGTAATTCTACAAGGGTATATCATAAAAGATATGGGAATTATACCTTGCCACCTAAGTCACCTACAGGTGGTAACAAGAAAAAGCTCAGAAGTGTGGCATAATTGCAACAGTAAGGAGTTAAAATGCAGGATATGTTTTCTGAAACAAGATTAGTTCTTGAATTTAGTGGGTATACTCTTATAATGATTGGTATAGGAATGATTATAGGTATTGTATTTAAAGAATTATTAACAGAATTATTAACTAAGAAAGAGGACAAAGATGATGAAACTAATGACAAAAGAGATAGAAAAGAAAATTCCACCTATGGATAGTGTAGACTCAGATAATCCTAAGATTGTGGTTAAGTTTTTTGACCCATTTTCTTCTTGGACATGGTATGTCATAGAAGGAGAGAAGAAGTATAAATACATAAATGGGAAGAAACATTATGATGATTGGTTATTCTTTGGATATGTTAAAGGGTTTGAGAATGAGCTAGGATACTTTGGATTGAATGAGTTGCAATCTGTAGGTAGGATTGAGAGAGATAGATACTTTGAAGGTAACTTAAAAGATGTAAGGAGATAGTATGAGTGAAGATTATAGAGTAACAATAGATAAAGAAGTGAGGTATTTCAAAGCCTTAGAACAAGCAGAGGAGATTATTCCTGAATGGATTGAAGCAGGATTAACCTATGAGGAACTGAGGGTATTACTAAGAACGTTTTTTAACTTAAAAAATAGCAACATAGAAAGGATACAATGATGAGTTATGATGGATATATTAGTACATTAACAGATGGATTTACTCTTACAGATGGCAATGGAGATGAGATATTAACCTTCCATTTTCCAATGGAGTTATCATCTGTTCAACAAATTTTAGACGAATTAGAAACAATATGTGGGAATGATGCAATGTCATTTGTAACACCCATAACATTAAAAGCAACAATGGCAGGTGTATAATGATTGATGATGCTGTAGATGTACTATCAATAAGTCCAATAGATGTTATTGATAACTTAGATAAGTGTACTTTAACTGATAAACAAAAAGAAATTATATTATCTTTAGATAATGATATAGTATATGATGCTATTTACCATGCTACAAAACATATAGATTTATCTGACTATTATCATGAGATTGTTGAAGATGCTGTATTTTATCTTAAAAATTTTGTTACATCAAATGAGGAATGTGTATAATGATTGATGATGATGCTGTAGATATACTATCAATAAGTCCAATAGATGTTATTGATAACCTAGATGATTATTACTTAACTGATAAACAAAAAGAAGCTTTGTCATTAGTTTCATCATCTTTTATACTATCATTAGATAATGATATAGTATATGATGCTATTTACTATGCTACAAAATATATAGATTTAGATGAGTATTATCGTGCTATTATTAAAGGTACTATAGATTATCTTACGAAAAATATAAGAAAGGAATAATGTATGAATATATTTAGATTACACTTTAGCCCTAGAAAATCTGCAAGAATGATGTGTGATAAACACATTGTTAAAATGCCACTAGAAACAGCTCAAATGTTATGTTCTGTATGGCACAGGTATGGTCATGGTGATAAAGTAAAATACAAAGAAGCATTTAAGAACCATCCTTGCACTTTATGGGCAGGTTATTCTCATATAAATTACACATGGTTGTGGTCGCATGGTAGGTCTTTGTGCCATGAATATACAGAAAGGTATGGTAAGACCCATGCTTGTGAAGAAGTTATAAAAGGTCTACTTAAAGTTCCTTTTACTTTTGACAATATTAGACCTACACAACAACCTCAATGTATGCCTGAGGAGTACAAGGTATCAGGTGATGCTATTAAAGCCTATAGAAATTATTATATAGGGGATAAGATAAGAATAGCTGAGTGGAATAAGACCGCACCTATGCCTAAGTGGTTTAGATTGGGGATTGTGTAATGATAGTAGCATTAATTAAAAAATCTTTAGTGGTGCTAGTACCTTGTTGGACAGTTGCCTTTCTAACAGAGCAGATGGTGTTTGTTTTGCCTACTGTGGTGGTCTGTTCTTTATGGGCT